AAGTGAAACTCAACCAGAAGAAAAGGAAGATGAGTAAATTCAACGATTTATATACATCGATTTTCGAGAAAGATGAACATAAAAAAACGAAATCTTATCGAAAACTTGCGCCAAAAATGAAGAAAGCGGTAGATGAATTGTTTAAAAAGCTTGATACCAAGGGCTCAAATTTCCTAAATAATTTTGAGAAAACAATAACAGATGTCTCAAAAAGGTATCGTGTACCCGAAAAACAGTTATACGATTATTTTGAGAATGAGGCAATGGATATATTAAAGTAAGGAAAACATGGCACTAGTAGTACAAACACTAAGAGATTCAGACTTTGAAACAGTAATCAAGGTTACAACAACATCAACAAATTCAGCTGCGAGTATCCTAGATGCTTCTGCATTGGCAGGTGCATCAACTGATCCTAGACTATCGATAGTATCATGTAGTTGGTCTGTCGCTTCGACAACTGATATTTTATTTGATGCAACATCTAATGTCGTTGCATTATCACTAAATGGTAGTGGTCATTTTAATACACAAGCAGTAGGATTACCTGCAATAGCAAACAATGCTGGTAGTGGTATTAGTGGTGACGTATTGTTAACAAACGGATCTGCATCAGTAGGATTCGTAATATTAAAATTTAGAAAGACTTCGGGGTTTGATAACTTAAGCTAATGAATACAGTAAAACTTATAACAGAGGCGAATGATTTTAGTACATCAAACTATATTATTGAACAAAAAGAAGACGGCAAAAAAGATTACAAAATAAAAGGTATCTTTATGCAATCTAACATAAAGAATAGAAACGGAAGAGTATATCCGAGAGAAGTTCTTATGAAAGAGGTAAAGAACTATGATTCTAAGTTCATACAAAAAAATAGAGCATTTGGTGAACTTGGACACCCAGATGGTCCAACTGTAAATTTAGACAGAGTATCACATATGATTACAAGTCTAAAACCAGAGGGTGATAATTTTATAGGAGAAGCGAAGATAATGTCAACACCTATGGGTGAGATTGTAAAATCACTCATGGATGAAGGTGCGACATTAGGAGTTTCATCAAGAGGTATGGGGAGTTTAGACCAAAGAGGTGGTGTAAACTATGTGAAAAATGATTTTAAACTTGCAACCGCAGGTGATATCGTGGCAGATCCATCGGCACCTTCCGCCTTCGTAGAGGGAATAATGGAAGGTAAGGAATGGGTTTGGGATCACGGATCATTGGTTGAAGCACAAGTTTATGAAATGAAAGAAAGAATTGAAAAAAGAGTTAGAGCAAGACAAAACAAGGAACAAGCATTAGAGTTTGCGAAGTTTCTTAAAATGCTTTAATTTATAAATAATTATGTATAAATATAAAAAAAGGAGAACATCCCCATGGCTAACGAACTAGACAAAACCATTGAGGAATTAGAAGCGGAAGTTTTGGCTGAACTAGAGGAAGCCGCACATGATGCTCCTAAAAAGAATGCTGCTCCTGCCGAACCTATGGTAGCAGCTCCAAAAGATGGTGCAACAAACGTAGAAAAAGGTGCTAAACCTGCCGAGGTAGGTGCCGCTTCTGTCGCTGCTGGGAAATCTGGTAAAGAGATTACGAATGACCCTGCACAAAAAGGCGAAGTAAAACCTGAACCTGCCCCAAAACTCAAAGAAAAGAAGCACAAAGAAGAAGGTATGCATGACTTAAACAAAGAAGGTATGCATAAAATGGAAAAAGTCCATAAAGAAGGTGCTCACGAAGACGATGAAGAAGAGGGCGAAGACGATAGTGGTATGGAAGGTATGCACAAAGAAATAGATCATGGCAAAATGAAAGAAGATATGATGAAGGCTATGAAGTCAATGAAAAAAGACGACATGGTTGAATTATATGCTCAATATATGAAGAACGCTATGAACATGACTAAAGATGAAATGTATAAAGAAATGATGAATGGCATGGACAAAATGTCAAAAGGCAAAATGGAAAAACTTCACGCTGCCTATCATTCAGAAATGGGTCATCCAAACGATGACGAGAAAGATGCAAAGACTGAAGAAAGACTAGCATCTGTAAACGTTAAAGAACACGTTGACGCATTACTATCATCTGATAGCAATCTTTCAGAAGAATTTAAAGTTAAAGCTGCAACAATTTTTGAAACTGCTGTAAAATCTAAGATCAGAGAAGAGATCAAAAGATTAGAAGAAGAGTATCAGTCAGAATTAAGAACTGAAGTTGCTGATGTACATGAAACACTAACAAACAAAGTTGACAACTACTTAAACTATGTGGTTGAAGAGTGGATGAAAGAAAACGAACTTGCTCTTGAGCGTGGTCTCAAAGGCGAAATCGCTGAAGATTTCATCTCAGGTCTAAAAACATTGTTTGAAGATCATTACATTGATGTGCCAAACGAGAAGTACGATGTACTTGAGGCACAAGCTGAAAAAATTTCTAAGTTAGAAGAGAAGTTAGAAAAAACAATTCAAGAAGTTGTTGATGCGAAGAAATCTAACGGATCACTAATAAAAGAAAAGGTTATTAAAGATGTAACATCTGATTTAACCGACACAGAAATTGAAAAATTTGAGTCTCTTGCTCAAGACGTAGAATACACTGAAGAGGGAGTTTATACTGAAAAGTTAAACACACTTAAAGAATCCTACTTCCCAAAACAGAGGGTTCAAACCGAAACACATGATGAAGTAGAAACTGGCACCGCTGTAGAGGACTTGAATGAAGACAGTTCAATTGCAGCCTATATGTCTGCGATTGGCAGAACAGTCAAGAGTGCGAAATAATAAATAGTAAGATATAAAAGAGGAGAGACAATGTTTCAATCAAAAAACTTACAAGAGAAGTGGCAGCCAGTCCTTGAGCATCCCGAATTACCAAAAATCGATGATGCCTACAGACGAGCTGTTACTACTGTCATCTTGGAAAACCAAGAAAAAGCGTTAAGAGAAGACAGAGCGTTCTTAGGTGAAGCTGCACCAACAAACGCAACTGGTTCTTCAATTGACAATTGGGACCCAATCCTAATTTCATTAGTAAGACAATCAATGCCAAATCTTATTGCGTATGATGTCTGTGGTGTTCAGCCAATGACTGGCCCAACAGGTCTTATCTTTGCAATGAGAGCAAGAGCAAAATCACAAGCAGGCGCACAAGCGTTGTTTGACGAGGAAATTCCATTTCTATCAAACCAAGACGCTGCAGGCGACACAGGTGCTGGTGATCAGTCAGGTACTAACCCTGCTGTTCTAAACGATTCACCTGCTGGAACTTACAGTTCTGCTACTGGTATGACAACAGCACAGGTTGAAGCATTAGGTGATACAACCGCTGATGCTTTCGCAGAAATGGCTTTCTCAATCGAGAAGCACACTGTGACTGCCGTATCAAGAGCTTTAAAAGCAGAATACACAATGGAACTTGCACAAGACTTAAAAGCAATCCATGGTTTAGATGCAGAGACAGAGCTTGCTAACATTTTATCAGCAGAAATCTTAACAGAGATCAACAGAGAAGTGATCAGAAACATCTACTTCTCAGCTGTAAAAGGTGCTCAAGTAAACACAACAAACGCAGGTATCTTTGACTTAGACACAGACTCAAACGGTCGTTGGTCAGTTGAAAAGTTCAAAGGACTTCTTTTCGGTCTTGAAAGAGATGCAAACGCAATCGGACAAGAAACACGAAGAGGTAAAGGTAATATCATCATTACATCTGCTGACGTTGCTTCTGCTTTACAAATGGCTGGTGTTCTAGATTACACACCTGCATTATCAACTAACTTAAACGTAGATGATACATCAACAACTTTCGCTGGTGTATTAAACGGTAGATACAGAGTGTATGTAGATCCATATGCTGCAAACGTATCTGCATCACAATACTACATTGTTGGTTACAAAGGTACATCACCTTATGATGCTGGTATGTTCTATTGCCCATATGTTCCACTACAAATGGTGAGAGCAGTTGGTGAGAACACATTCCAACCAAAGATTGGCTTTAAGACAAGATATGGTATCGCCGCAAACCCATTCCACACTGGTAAAAGAGCTGCTGGTCAAGATGGTGCGATCTCTATCGATGCTAACTCTAACAAATACTACAGAAGAGTTAAAGTTGCAAACTTAATGTAATCTTACTATACAAAAATTAAGAGGGGGCTTCGGCCCCCTTTTTTATTTCTACTAAATAATATCATGGCGACAGTTTCAAGACAACCAACTACAATGGACTATGTTAGTCCTACACAGTTTAAATTTACAATCACTCAACTTCCAAAAGTAGAGTTCTTTGTTACAAACTGCAATCTACCTGGCATTAGTCTTGGTGAAACTATATTTCCTACACCTTTCAAACCAATACCTGTACAAGGAGACGAACTTACTTTTGATAATCTATCAATAGGTTTCCAAGTATCAGAGAATCTAGAAAACTATATTGAATTACATAACTGGTTATTAGCGATTGGATTTCCTAAGTCAAGACAACAATTCGCAACACATAGAAGTACAACATCAAATACTTCAAATACAACTAGAGGTGGAACGACAAATGATATTGGTAAAGTCGAGTTGCAAACACCTGCTAATCCAATGTTTTCTGATGCAACGCTTACAATTTTATCAAACAAAAACAATCCGTTAGTTGAGGTAAGATTTGAGGATTTATATCCAACAACGTTGTCTGCATTAGAATTTACACAAGAAGAAACAGATGTTACTTACATAAAAGCAACATCAGAATTTACATATAAATATTACGAAATAATTACATTATAATTGACTTTTAGTTAATATTATGTTAGGATACTTATTATGACCTTAGATGAATTAAAACAAATCGTTTACAAACAATTACCCGTAGATAAAGATCACTTAGATACAGAGTCTTTGAGAAACCAAGAACTATATGCAAAGTTCATAGATTATAAAACTAACTTTGATTTTTTACTTGCAAAAGCAAAAGGTGAATACAAAGTTTTATATAAAGAAAAATGGGAATATTATGGTGGAAAAGCAGACGCAAAAATATATGTCACAAAACCATTTGATCTCAAAGTTTTGAAAAATGATTTACATATCTACATAGAATCTGATAAAGAAATAATTGATGCAGAAAATAAAATAGTTTATTTAGAAACTACTGTAAAATACATTGATTATGTTCTGAAATCAATTCAGTCTAGAGGGTGGGATATAAAAAATGCAATTGAGTGGAAAAAGTTTGAAGCCGGAATGGTTTAGTAAAGTTCAACAAATGAGAAACGAGGAAGTTGACTTCCTCTATGAAATGGTTGAACAAACTGAAGGTGACATACTTGAGATAGGTATGGGTGGTTCTACTTTTGCATTTTTAGATGCCACAAAGGATACAGATAGACAAGTTTGGTCAATCGATATGAAAAATAAACTTGAAAAATATTATGATTATATTCCACAAGACTATCAAGAGAGATTAAATTTTATTCAAGCAGATTCACATCAAACAGTATTGCGAAAAGAGTTTGGATTATTATTGATTGATGGTGATCATCATTTTGATGCAGTTAGAAAAGATACAATGTCATTTTGGTCAAACGTAAATGATGACGGACTAATTTTGTATCATGATTATGATTTAAAAGAAGTAAATCAATTTGTTGATTCATGGATATATGATTTCGAATATGCCTTAGTTCATAAAATACAAAACAATCTCATCGCACTAAAAAAAGTATGATCTTTGTACATAAACTAAATGATGTCTACCTTCAGGTAGAATGTGAACCACATGTTTCAAGAGAGTTAAGTTCGTTCTTTGAGTTTGAAGTGCCTGGTGCAAGATTCATGCCTGCCTATCGTAATAGAATGTGGGATGGTAAGATTAGATTATTCTCACAAAAAACAAACAAAATTTATGTTGGATTACTTTCATATCTTGAAGATTTTTTTAAAAATAATGAACTAGAATATGTTTTGCATGAAAATGTAGAAGATAAAAAGTTGATAAATGTAAATGATGTGAATGGATTTGTTAAGTCTTTGAAGATCCCTTTTGAAGCAAGAGATTATCAATTTGGTGCAATATGCACTGCGATTGAAAAATCAAGAAGATTATTTTTATCACCAACTGCATCTGGTAAGTCTTTTATCATCTATTGTTTAGTTCGTTATTATAGAATGATGAACAAAAAAATATTAATATTAGTTCCAACGACATCGCTTGTAGAACAAATGACAAGTGATTTTATATCATATGGTTGGGATGATGATAACATACATAAAGTTTATTCGGGTTATGATAAACAAACAGATAAACCTGTTGTGATATCTACATGGCAATCGCTTTACAAACTTCCTAAAAAATATTTTGAACAATACCAATGTATCTTTGGTGATGAGGCACACACGTTTAAAGCAAAGTCACTTACTAGCATCATGGAAAAATTAGAAGATTGTCCTTATCGTTTTGGTTTTACTGGTACACTTGACGGAACACAAACACATAGATTAGTTTTGGAAGGTTTATTTGGAAAGGTAGAAAAAGTTATTTCTACAAAAGAACTTATGGATAAAAAAACATTGGCAAAATTAGATGCAAACTGCATCGTGCTTAAATATGGTGAAGATGAAAGTAAACAAATTAAAGATCATAAATATTCTGAAGAAATAAATTTTCTTGTAAGTCACAATAAAAGAAATACGTTCATCATTAATTTATGTAAAAGATTGAAAGGCAACACCCTATGTCTATTTCAGTTAG